AAAACGTGTGCCATGATATCAGAAATACAAGAGTTGGCATATGGTCGGATAAGAAGTATAAAGAATTATTTGATACATATGAAGTAAAAGATAAAAAACGTCAGCATGATATGTTGGCTTGTCATGAAGGATTAGCATTTTTGAATAATTCTACAAAATATTGTAAGTATGAAGTTGTAAAGCCATATAACACAGGTTTAAAGGGAACATATACCCAATGGGGAAGTACAAAAACAAGGGAAACACCGTACAGAGAAGTGTTGGCTGCAATAGAATATGAAACATAGTAAATTTCGATTTCTTGGGAACGAAATAGGAGAATATAAAGGAGGAACACATGAGAAAGAAAATTGTAACAGCAATTTTAGTTGCTGCGTTAGCAGTAGGAAGTTTGTCAGGATGTGCATTATTAGATAACGAAGTAAATGAACTAAATGGTTCAATCACAGGCAATACATATAATGCTTCGTTTTATTCTAATGAAGGTGAAAAGTTCATGGACATGAGTGGTCAGAAAATTGATCTTGCATCCAACATTGTCAAAGAACAGTCGTATAGTTCTGATGGTGGATGGGGATATACACAGACATTATCTAGTGTAGTGACAGTTACCATTGATGGTAAAGAGGTAGAGAGTTGTGGAAGTACAATGATTTTTTCCGAGAAAGGATTAAATCCAGAAGTAGATTTTAAGAGTCCAGAAGTTATCAATAGTACAACAGATGGCAGTTTGGGAGACAATGTAATAATTGCAAGTGTTGTGAATAAATATAAGAATTACTTTGGTAAATCAAGAGTAGTTGTAATTCAGTCTCAGTTAGGCGATCCGATTTGTGCTTATTCAGGTGATGAAGTGTATTGGCAGGTATGTCAAGATTTACCTAAGACTACAAAACTTATGATTGACGGTAAAGCATTATATATTCATAGAGCAAACTTTCAGATTATTGATAAAAGCTTATTAAATTAAAACGAAGGGAGAATATAAAATTATGTGGTGTGTATTTATTATTTTAGGAATCGTAGCAGAGGTATTAAAAGCAAATGCAATTTTAGTAATTCCAACAA